CGAAAGCGGCTGAGATAAAACGAACTGCCGAAGCTTATAGAAAAGGAGAGTATATTGATATAAAAGCCGTACAAAAATCAAGGGTTGCTCAAAATGTCACCACAAAGAAAAAGAAGAAAACCACTCAGCGAAAGCGTAAAAAACGCACTTAAAAAAAAAGCTGATGGCACAAGGTTTTTTTATGGTGAACTAGCAGAGGTTTACCGCAAGGGACAAGGTGCTTATTTATCTGGCGGCTCAAGAAATGTCACAATGCAAGCTTGGTCTTTTGGAAGGGTCAACAGTTATATGAGGGGCGATAAAGCAAGAACAGCAGACGCAGCTATTTACAACAAATACCAAAAAAGAAGATGAGACTTACTACAAGACAAAAGAACACACTTGCAAAGCACCAGAAGGCTCATGGTCACACAAAGGCTCACATGGACTATATGAAACGCAAGATGAGAGAAGGGGTTTCATTTACTGAAGCACACAATATGGCAATGAAGAGGAAGGGAAAATGAACTTTCAATATGATCTTTTCAATGAAGGTTTTAAGACTAAAAATGCTGAAAAGCATGATCGTTTGAGGTCAAAGCAAAATGATTATCTTGACAGTCACCATCACCCACAAGAAAAAATACAGCAGCTTATTAAATTAGATAAATATATTCATGGTGATATTCTTGAGCTTTTTGCAGGGCAAGGCAATCTTTCAAAACATTATGAACAAAAAGGTAAATTGTATAAATGCACAAAAGAAACTACAGGAGATAGCTTTCAGCATTTATTTGAATTAATCAACAATAAAAAAACCTTTGATGTTATTGATATTGATTCTTATGGGTATCCAAGTCAGTTTATGGATAATGTTTGGCACGTTATGAAACCAAAGAGTTTATTGATACTTACTTTTCCTGTTATGGGTGTTCAATGTATAAATGGTATTGTTGAACAGCATTTTATTAATTTTTGGAGATCAGCAAGACCAAGTATAGGCGATGTTGTTGGTGCTGTGACAGATTATGGTTTGAAGTATTGGTATTTACCAAAACTGATTGATGTTGTAAAAATCAAACCTATCTGGAGATATGTGTTTGAATGTGAGAGAGTAAAAGCAACAGAATTTTGTAACACTAGAAACAGATGAGCAAAGACCCTAGATTAGAAAGATTTGGATTAGCTGGTTTCAACAAACCCAAAAGAACCCCATCACACCCAACAAAGTCTCATGTTGTTCTTGCAAAAGAGGGAGACAAAGTAAAATTAATTAGATTTGGAGCGCAAGGGGCAGATACAAAGCCACCAAGAAAAGGCGAAAGCATGGCAGATAAGGCAAAACGCAAGAGTTTTAAGGCTAGACACGCCAAAAATATTGCAAAAGGCAAAATGTCAGCAGCTTTTTGGGCAGACAAGACAAAGTGGAGCTAATAT